CGGGATGATATCAAGCGACGTGGACTTCAACACCCACACATCAAACAAGGTCATCAGCATCGGTGGCAGATTCTTGTTGCCGTTCGACCAATCCATCCAATGCGCTGTCACCACATCATCCGAATATGGTGCCATCCCACGCGGATACATCTTGATCCCGTTCCACATTGACGGCACCGCCTCAATGCCATACATGGCGTGGATCGCTACTTCGTTCCCTTCTTGGATGAGCCTCGGGACGAGCTGCGCGGTTTGGGTGCCGTAGCCGGTCGGGGCGAACGGGGCGTTCGAGTAGAAGAGGATTCGTAACGATTCGGAAGAGGCTGGTCGGCTACTTCCGGCAAGTGCGCTACGCCCCGACGCAGCAGCAATTCCGCTTCCAGGTCGGGTAACTCGACCGGCGTGTTGTTGACGATGACGAGCATTCACGCAGACTCCTTCGCAGGTTGCAGGGGAAATGGATTGAGGGGCGGGTCGCCCTGCGTGTCCGACCCGCCCCTCAAACTTACACCACCGTTAGGTGGCTTGCACTCGCTTCAGCGTTACGGCTGGAGCAGGTGCTTGATGTGGCTCGTCTGCGGCAGGTTGCCGTCCACGCGGAACTGTGCGCGGAAGGTGATGAGTCCCGCGTTGAACGCGAAGTCATCCGACCTGTCGAGGCGAAGGCCACCGACCGTGCGCACGAAGTACGACGGGAGGTGTCCGACGATCACGGACTTGGTGCCGCTTGCGACATCGGCCATCGACGGGTTCTCGTAGATGGGCTTGCCGAGCAACATGTCTGGGCTGTCCATCGCGAGGGACGGCTGGAACACGTAGTTGCCAGCGGTGTCCTTCAACTTGCGGACTGCACCGATCGACTTGCCGTTCATCATCCAGCCCACGCCTGGGAGGTTGCGTGCTGCACCATCCAGAGAGTAGAGGAGGTCGATGAGGTTGTCTGCGGTGAACGCGGTTGCGGTGCCTGCGGTTCCGCCAACAGCCGAGGCCGTGACGATTCCCTTCGGCTCAACCGTGCCGGTGCCGACCGTGAGGGCGGAGCCGACTGCGTAGCCGAGCGCGTTTCCGACCTGATCGGCGAGGAAGCCGAGGAAGTCGACACCAGAGTCGGTGAGGAGTTCTTCGGAAACCTGCGTCAGGAACGAATACTTGTATGCGCCCAACGTGATGAACGCGTTGAATGCTGGGTCGCTCTCGCCCATTGCGGCACCTTCAGCGTTGATCGTGCCGACCGAGTAGGTGGACAGCGACGGAATCTGGAGGTTCTCGCCACCTGCGGTGTTCAGGACGGTCGAGGTCTGAAGGACTGGCGCGACGAGGCGAGCCTTCATGATGACCTGATCGTAGAACGAGGTGGGGACTGGTGCGCCGGTGCTGGTCTTGACGACATCGCGACGCTCGAACGAGTGGCCACGCTTCTCACCCGAGACGAGTGAGCGGAGGATGGCGGCGTCGTCGGCGACTGGTGCCTGTGCGACTGGGCGAGCCTGGTCAGCGATTTCGCGGGTTGCGGCATCGAGACGAAGTTCGCGAGCCTCATCCTCACGGAGCTTGGCGATCGTGTTGGCACGCTCGTCGAGTTCCTTGGAGATGCGCTCGTAGGTCTGCGATTCCTCAGCGGTGAGGTCACGCTTCTCTGCTGCTGCCTTATCGAGAATCGACTTTGCCTCGTTCCAGGCGCGGTTGCGAATCTCGACCTGGCGGTCGATGTATTCCTTCATGGTAGTTATTCCTTCTCCCCGTAGGGATGATGTTGATGATTGTGGATACGCAGGAGGGTTAGCCTGTCGCGGCTCCGCGATCAGCAACACCGAAGGCGGCTCCGCTCATTCGATGCAGTAAATAAGAAGTTACTAGATGTTCTTCAACAGTTCAAGGTGCTTCGCCATGATGCCAATCGTGGCGGGAGCAGCCTCAGGTTGTGGCTCAAGTTTCGCCACAGTCTCACGCAACAATGCAGCGTGATCGGGAGTCAGGGTTTGCCCTGCTTCAAGGTTTGTGATGGCGACAGCCAGCTGGTCGGCATCCATGCCGGTTCGCTGAGCCAACGCATCAAACGAACGCACCGATGCAGACGTAGCCGCATACGCGGGGAAGCCTGTCACAACCGACACCTCGAACAGGCGAATCTGCTTCAAGGTGCGTTGCATCCCATCATCGCTCCAACTGTCGCCACCCGAAGGGACGGTGAACCCGAACGACATCGAATCCACATCCTTGCGTTGCATCAGCACCGACAGGTCACGGCCAACCGAAGTGTCGGGCAGATCGGCATCGACGAGCAAACCCTTCGAGTCTTCCTGCAAACGAAGCGTCTTGGCACGGGTCGTGGCGAGCAACATGCTGGAGTCATGGTTCATGTACATTCGGATATTGTTCCGTGAACGCAACGACTTGGCGAACGCGCCAGGCATGATCCGCTCAATGAACGGCAACGGCTCCGAGTCAGAGTTGAAGACTGCGGCATAACCGGTGAACGACATGCCATCACCCTTCGGTGCGGCACGAAGCTCGAACTCGTTGAACGTTACCCTGCGCGTCTCGACCTGTTCAGTCATGGCATCAACAATAGACGACTTCTGTTCTGGTTTGCGATGGAAGGCGAACGACCTGTCGGCCTCCTCACGATCCGCTTTGATTGCATCCGACTTCTCCTCAAACCAGTTCATCGCAGGTTGCGGGTCTGTAGGGTCGATGCCCCACAGGTAGAAGGCGACTGCACCGGCACCAGGGAACTCGTCGTTGTCTGGGTTCGTGTTGCGAGGGACATCCAAGTCAACTAGATGTCGAGCTGCCCAAGCGTTTGCACGAATAACTTTGTCTTCCGATACCCGTCCTTGAGCCATCTCACGGGCTTCACGAACAGTACGAGCCACAACGCCTGCACCTGCAAGGCTCTTCCCGTAATAATCCAACCCTTTTCGGGCTGCTGACCTGATGTATTGGGGGACATCCAGATTCACCTCTCTCTGCTCGACACGATCCTCGGACTCGTCCTCGTCTTCTTCGATCTCGTCCTCTTCCTCGATTGGTTCGGGGAGCGGGTCAATCTTGGTGAGGGTGGAGAACTTGTGGCCGACGAGAACTTCGGTTGGTCGCCAACCGTTGTCGTACTCCTCATAGATTCGGATGAGCGCAGCAGGATCGTCTTCGGTTGCTTCAATGCTGAACTCGGTGCCAGGCACACCCAATGTGCCTTCACGCATCACATGTTCGATGCGACCTCGAGCCGTGCCACCCGATGAATCCCAGCGCACGAAGTCACCCTCAGTCAGTTCGTTCGGTAATGCTCGTTCACCACCAGGCTCCATGTCCTCAGCGATAGATACTGCAACCATCTGATCGATGGCATCCTGTTTCGTTCCGTGACAGCCGATCACTTCACCGTCCTCCTTCTCGACAGCCCAACCTGAGCAGTTCGGATTCGTATTGCTAATGAAGTACGGCATCAGACAGGCTCCGTCAACCAAGAAATGTTATGACCCTCTTTGCCTGAGATCGCGTACAGCAGATCGGTTGGAGAGATAACCAAGTCCAATGCCTCCAACTTGTCCAACCTATAACCAGTCGAAGTGGTCACAGCACTACCACCGATGTAGACCGCATCGGTGTTGTCGTTGTTCTTGATGTGCATCTTGTACGGATTCCCACCGGCAGCGTTGATGAGAACGCCGTCAACGACAGTAGGAGCCGTGCCAATCGCAGTCACACCGCTATAGAACGCCATCGAACCTCACACCAACAGAAGCAACTCGGCTTCATCTTCTAGTATTGACCATGCTACTTCACCAGTAGCAGACGCCGACAAGGACACAACAGATGATCCTGAAACAACAATTCGCTCAGGGACACGAGGCAACTCAACCTCAACTGAAACAACCGGAACCTTCTCAACAGGAACCTTCGGTTGCCGATACCAAGGATTCCCACCAGACGGATACGAAGGAGTCGGAGTCGGCTGAGGAACAACCGTCGCCTGAGCAGACCCAACCATCGACCCCAACTGCCCGTCGCCGTAAGGTCGCACAAGAACCGACGACGCAGCCGAACTAACCCCAGCACCCAACCCAGCCACCGCCGCCACGCTGTGAACCACAACCGGCGACACAGACCCCGAGACAGAACCCAACACCGCCGACCCGACAGCCTGATGCGACACCGAAACCGAAGCCACACCAGCCAAACCACCCAACTCGGCCACACCAACCGCCTGAACCGCGACAACAACATCGGCGACAGCCGACCCAGCCAACCCACCCAACCCAGCCGAACCAACCGCAGTCGTCGTGAAAGGGAATGCTCCGTCTAAGCCGACAGAGAAATCATTTAGCGTCGAAGCATCGAGAATGAATCTTGTCTTCGGTGTGCCGTTATCAGTCCCATCGAAGGTGACTGTCGCCTGATCGTAACCATAGAGACCGCTGTCATAGTTGACGGTCATAACTATTCCTCTGGCTGTGCTTCAGCCTCATCAGGTATTTCAATGATTTCGATGATGTTATCGTTTGGCTTTGATGGGTCATGGCCGCCAATCCCGTACACAACTTCTCTACTCATGCCACCCTCAATGCAACCAAAATCCTGTTATTTGTGGTGGAAGTAGGAGAAGCAGTTGCGAATGCTCCTGTCACACCGGTCTGTGTCCAGCCAGGTTGCAAGCCGAATGATGCAGTCAATGGTACTTGACCAAATGGATATGCATCCGCGACTTGAAGGAATGAATGTGTGCCAGTAGTTGAATTGACTACATGAGCCAGCCAATACCATCCAGGATTCAAGGTTTGATTTATTGTTATTGAATAAATCGTGGTTGTTGCGGTGACAGAAACTGTTCCAGCATCCAGCAGAACGGTTGATGGTTGTTTATTGGAATTGTTATAGATACCGAGTCGCACCGTTGAAGTTCCAGTAACCGTTGAGCTTGTTCTACAAGCAATTCTGTCAAATGTGGTTGTCTTCTCAACAAGAAATGGCAAATAGCTGACAGTTCCAGTAGTTGTTGTTGTTGTTGCAGTTGTGGCCGTATTTGATGAAGTTGTGTAATAAGTTCCTGACGCTAGACCAGATGAGGCGATGGCGTTCGATTGCTGTGTCAAATAATCAAGACTTGTCGTGACAGCAGAGTTATCGATTCCGACTTTTGCTTCTAACGCTTCGATGGCGTCGTTTGCGTTGGCGTGTTGTGCAGAATGCGAAGGGTTATCAAGGCCGTCGGTTGAGGTTGGGTTTGTGAGTGAATCCAGCGACGTAGGGAAGTTGGTTGCCATGAGGCTACGACGCAATGGTGAGTGAGGTGGTGAGTGAGCCAGAGGCGATGGTGTAGGTGTCGCCTGCGGTGTACGGGTTGCCGGTGATCGTGCCAGAGAACAGGAAGTTGCCAGCCGTTGATGCATCCCAGACGGTGAAATGTGTGGCGTCTTCTGAGCCTGCAATGTTTGTCCAACTGATCTCGGCATCGGAAGCGATTGAACCGCTTGAAGCTGCGGCGAATGAGATTGACTTGCGTGTCGTTTCGGTGGCTGGGTTGGCGGTGCCGTTTGCGCCTGGGTCGCCCACGTGCAGTTTGATATAGGCGGTCGTCACAGCGAACGAGGTGTTGTTGCCCATCGCATCGAGCCACTTGTTCGCCATGTAGGAGGAGATTCCTGTCGCCATTAGTCCTCAACCCTTTCAATGATGTTCACGATTCGGCCATGCTCATCGCGTTCAACGGTGCGAATCGTCGGCTTGGATTCTGGGACATTCACACGGACAACAGTCTCGGGGACGTTGATGACGGGGGCTGGCACGTTGACTGCTGGCGGGGTGTAGTTCACCACAACCTCAGGCATCGTGATCGACATGTCCTGTGACTTCACCTCATACGCAGCAGCAGGGTCGGCTGGGTTGACGGTGGCGACTGGTTGCAACTGTGTGGACGGGAGGCCTGTGTGGTTGATGGCAGGCAACTCAAGCGCACTCAACACTTGTGCTGGGTCGAAGCCCGCAAGGATAAGACGCTGAGCAATCAAACTCTTCCGATCCAACTCAGCGAGATTGGCTGCGTTGATGTCCACGTTGGCGAGTGGGACACGGTATGAGTCTCCGCCTTCGACTGGCGACATGTCCTCGATGCGATGGATGTCGTTGATGGAGAGGAAGCCAGCCTGGATGCCGGTGGAGAACGCGGCGTAACGCGAAGCCTGGTCGCCTCGAAGCAGACCGTCCACGTTGAACTTGAGGAAGGCACGGTTGTCCAGAATCTTCTGGTAGCCGTCCTCAATCTTGGCGATGTAGGGGCGAAGGGTGTGCTGAACGAAATGGATGCCGTTCTGTTCCACCGACGCATACGACATCGCACCAGGCGTCGTCACACCCAGCATCGACGGTGGGCAACGGAACGTGCGAGCAATCTCCTCGACAGCGAAGCGACGGGACTCTAGGAACTGTGCCGAATCATTATCGACGGTGGTCTTGTTGAAGGTTGCGCCACCGAACAAGATGCCTGGGCGATGCGAACGACGCAACCCCTTGTGGCCTTGCTCGAAGCCGTCGACCAAATCTTTCGCCTGCTCACGAGTCAGGTTGCCTGGGAACTCAATGATGCCGGACGCTGAGGAGCCTTGTCCGAAGAATCGTGCAGCGAACTCCTCCAACGCTTTCGCCAACCCAAGATTCTCTTTCACCAAATCAATTCGTGAACGGCCACGCAACTCGCCAGGCATACGCAACTCGGTGATGTGAATCATGTCCTCAGCCTGAATCACATCACGCTGCTCGAAAATGTAGATAGGGCGACGAGTCACACGGTCACGAGAACATTCAACACGCTGAGGATTCAACACCACCAACCCAGCAACCCCAGCATC